AATATCTTCTTCTTTAGCAGTCATGTATTTAATTTCTACCTTACCACTAGATAGGGGATTGTCTTTAGGATACATTAATCCTTTAGATGGTAATTCTATTTCTTCTGTTGGGAATTTAAATTCAGCCATAATCTTTATTTGGTTAAAACGTTTTTATCGGTTATACATATTAATATAAAAAAAAGCTTGCCCAAAGGCAAGCAATTTTTCAAATTAGGGGTGGGTAAAATTTTTAGAAATTTAATACACAGTAATCTGGTTGAACTGTCATTGTAATTTCTTGAGCAGCATTTTCAGTATCCCAGTTGTAATCTCCAAATGAAGCTTCTGTAATCATTGCTCCTTTTATGATCCATTCTGAAACAATATCACCTACAGGTCCTAGTACATTGATTGTAAGATCTTTCTTATAGAAATCACTATAACCATCTCTACCAGTTACTGATTCGTGGTGTAATCTAACCCATTCCATTACTGATTGTGCACCAGATGGAGTAATTGGGTCAAATAATGTAAATTGAATTGTTCCCCAAGTTGTTTTACCTTTCACAAAACGTTGAACGTTAATATGATTTAAAGGTACTGTTCCTTGAGATACAGTTACGGCTCCTACACCTTTCATGATGTATGCTGGAAATCCGTCTACAAAAGCTATAAATCTATTCTTTTGTTTTGGCTCGAAAGCTGTAAAAAATACTTCGTTTGGGTTTAATACTGCCATTTTATTATGTTATTTTATTATAAATATTTATCTTTTTTATTTTTATGCAGGAAATGTTGCTCCAGTTGGTAGTACATTGAAATCTAATAATATGAATTCAGCTGTTCTAGTTGGTTGGAGGAATATTTGTCCTACTAACTCATTTCTGTCAATAACATCTGGTGTGTTATTTTGTTCATCCATTACTACCTTAAAGGCATATAATCCTTGTCTTTGTTGAACACTTTCTAAATATGGATTTACTTGTGTTAAGAAATTTTGTCTTGTTGCTATAGTATTTTGTTCAAATACTAAATTATCAGCAATTTGAGAAATAAATCCTTTAAGTGTAATTAACAATCTACGTACATTTACTCTGTCAAGTGCCGAAGCAGCTTTTTGTAATGTTTTTTGTCCAAATACTACAACTCCTTGTTGTGGGAATGTTGCAATTGGGTTTACATTAGCTTCATATAAAGTATCTCTATTAGTAGAAGTTAATTTTCTTTCAGCTCTTACTACTTGTCCCATTCCTCCTCTAGTAATACCTGCTGGTGCAAACCATGGATCGCTTGAAGCGTCTGTAAAGGCATATACTCCAGGAATAAATGTTGAAGCTGGTATGAATACTAATTGTCCTGAATTAGGATCAACTGTTTGTAACCAAGGCCAATATGTAGCTGTATAGCTATTATCAATTCCTGATGCCTGATTTACTACCTCAGCAAGATTTTGATTATATCCTACTAAATCAATAACTGCGATATTATCACCTCTTTGAATTGAATTATTCATTACATTTGTAATTTGTGTAGCATGTGCTCTTTGAAATAAACCTGGTACTGAAATTGCATTATATTGATAATCATCTTGGTTTGCTAATAAAGCAATTCCCGTATTATAATCAGATCCTATTAATCCTTGTGTATCTAAATTACTAATATCTTGATAAAAATTAGCAGCTCTTCCTACTGGGATATTTGATCCTACAGCTCCATCAAATGAACCTGATCCTAATTGTGGTAAACTTGAAGTAAATTCGTTTTTAGCTGATCCATCATTATTAAAATAGTTAGGAGTTGGTGCATCTACAGATTTTACTCTTACATATGAAGAAATATTACGGAAGGATCCAGATTCTTGTAAGAATGTATCTGCCCCTTCTGTTATTACATTAGAAGTTAAATCACCAATTGCTCTTGAAATATAATTTGGAGAAAAGGGATCTAAACTAATATTATTATATTGTTCTAATACTACGGGACGATTAGTTGTATCATTTCCACGTCTAATTGCTAATGAAAATACACCTGAAGATGTATTTACGCTTGTAATTTGCCATCTTATATTATCAGCTGAACCACTAACTAATGTACCACCTGATGATTCTGTGCTTGAATTATCAGACCCTAAAGGAAAAGTATTATTCATTACTATTCCTTCTGATATAGTTTCTAATATAAAAGATTTTGAAGTTTCTATGTTAGCTGCTATTAATAAAAAGGTTGGTGATACTAATGGGCTTCCAATACTAGCGGCTGCTATTGTTACAGTTTCTCCTGAAGCATACCCTGTTCCATCAGTTGTAATCTGCACTCCAGATATTTCTGTTAATACATTAGCTTGACCAATAGTAAAGGTTAAATCACCCGTTACTGTTCCTAATGTTGTAAGGGCAGTTAATGTTGCGGCTGTTATTGTAACTGTTTCTTCGGGTACATATAAAGTTCCTTCAAGAACTACTGTTATTGTTGTAATAACACTACCTGCGGCTGTTATTGTTACTGTTGCTCCTGTTCCTGCTGCTGTAGTAATAGCTTGAGCTGTTGTAGTCGCATTTAATGTTGTAGTAGGTGCACTACCTGAAATTGCTAAAGTAGTAGTTTTAATTAATATCCCATTTGAATTACTAGTTGTTACAGTTGCTTCTGCTCCTGTTCCTGTTCCTGTAATATCAACACTCGTATAAGTATTAGGTGCAGCTGAACCACTACCTTGATTAGGTTGAAGTTGTGCAAATATACTACCTTGTAAGCCAGCTGTTGCTGAAACTATGTTACTTCTAATATCAATAGAAGATGCAGGTTCAAATGAACCTGAGGCTACTCTAGTTACTAATAATGAATTACCGCCATTTTGAAAATATTGGTTTGCTGCAATTGAAGTTAAATAAGTATACTCATTTGATCCACTTTTTAAAGCTCCCCCAAAAATTGCTTGGTAAGAACTAAATGAACTAATAAGAGTAGGACGTTCAACTGGTCCTAAAACTGTTGGACCTACAATTGCTGCCCCTCTTTCTGCTGGGGGTGTTGTAACAAAAGATTGGTCATTTTCTCTTGCTAATACACCTGGAGATATTAATGTTTCTGCCATTTTATTATGTTATTTTAATAATTGTTTTATTATAAATATTAAAAATCCCCTCAAAAAACTATTTTACTAAAGTAAATTCCCCAGTTTCTAAGTTAATATTTCCTTCACCATACTTTTCTTGTAAATCTTTAGCAGATTTATTAGATTTTTCTTGTAAATTAGCTAAGTCATCTAAGACTTGACTTCTTTGCCCCTCTAATATGGCGTTTTGAATATCTATATTACCTAAATTAAAAGTAATATGATTTTGTTTTTGTTGGTAACCTCTAAGAACTGTTAATTCTTCTTCTGATAACTTAATTGTTTTACTCATCTTTTTTGTTTATAAATATTAATTAATGTTTAAATGTTTAATTGTAGCTTCATATACTTGATCTACAGTAATTGATTTTTGGGCAATATGTTGTAATTCTGTACCTTGATGTTCTGGATCCCAATTCCAATCTCCACCATTAAAAACGTAATGTGGGTTTGACCATACATTATTATCTACATCATGATTTTCTATCTTAGTTAAATTGTTTGTAAATTCATAACCATAAGGAATAAAATTATTTATCATTATAGTATGCTTATTTAATGCCCAATTTGCCCAAGATAAACCTGAACCTAATCCTATGAATACTTCAGCGTGTTGCATATAATTCCAAGTAGTAGGCCAGTCTAATTCTTTTTTATTAATAATATCTTCTCCTTCAAACCCTTCATAAGATAGATTAACTATTTTATATCCCTTTTTACTTAATTTAGTAGCTAATTCTTTCCAATTTTTATAAGGCCATTCTTTAATTCCTGCTGTTGACCTTGGACCAATACATATGTATTTTTCTTTTATTGGTCTTTTACTAGGTTTAAAGTCTACACCACGGTTTAACTCTCTATAAGGTACGTTAAGGATATCGGTTATACACTTAATTAGTGGAATTGTGTTAGCTTGGATTGGATTTTTAAAACCATTATCCCACTTTCCATTATTTTTAAACCAACCTATTTTGTAATGAGCATAAGCTGAGTAGGGTTTATTAGGTTCTATAAATTTTATATTTTTATAAGCTTCTAATTTTTTAAACCATTCATTATGAAATGAACTTACAATAACCTTACATTTGTATCTTTTTTGAAATTCTATAACGTGAGGCATCCAAGCTAGTGTGTCACCATTTGATTTAGAATCAAATGTAATTTTAACCTTTTTACCTTCTACATTAAATTTATGTACAACTTTTCCATCTATTTCTATAATCCAGGGTATGTAGTACTCTAAATGAGCTTTAGTCCACATATTATTTTCTATAGTTGATGAGTGTACTACTTCATTATTAAACCCATTAATAAACTTAACTTTGTATTTTTTAGAGATTTTTCCTATTACTTCAACTTTAGGACCATACTGAAAGCTAATTTCTATTTTATTGTCTTTTTGTTTCCTCATCTAATAAAGATTTATAAAAATTAATATGTTTTACAGCAAAATCGAATGAACTATCTTTAGCATCATTGGTGTCATATTTTATAGGGGAAAATATGGTATTAATAAGGGTATTTGAATCTGTAGTTACATCACCATCTAAAGGAATAATATAAGGTTTGTATTCATCTCCATAGTGTTCTAAATCATAAGCTATAATTTTTATATTATTTGAAATGGCTTCTTTTAGTACAATAGGATTACATTCCCAATTAGAGGTAAATAGCATTAAATCCGAAAACTTAAAAAATTTCTCAACATCATTTCTTTCTCCCCATATATTAACATTTGGTGGGAGGTTATTCATTAAAGGTTCCCAATATTCTTTAAAGTTAGGAGCTTGATTTCCTACAAAATGGAATATATAAGTAAACCCATATTTGTCATATAGCTTTTTTGCTATATTTAAAGCATGGCTTTGATTTTTTCCTGGAGTCCATAATCCTATATTTACTATGTGGAATTCTCCTTTTAGTCTATATCCTATTTCATTTAATAAGTCATCTTTTTTACCTTTATACTGAATAGAAGGATCTATAGGAAATGGAATTAATGATTTACTAGATTTTTGGTTTTTAAACGTATTATTTACATGGTAAGGTGTTACACAGGCGTACCCATCAGGACTATATACCTTGTCTTTATCTGGGTTAAAATACATATTATGACATGTTTCTACAACACGCCAAGGATGTTTTTTATCATATATTTCTTTTTGTATTTTTTTAGTAAAGGGGTTAAAATGATCAAAACCTTCTGGTATTTCTTCTATATGGATAATATCTATTTCCTTTTCATATAGAAAATTAATAAAATTTTCTTTAGAACCATGTATTCCTACTTCAGTGTTATCTAAACTCCCAAAGTTAAAAAAATTATCTCCTACTATCTTTTTAATTTGCTCTTTTTGGACAATAAATGTAGGGCTATAATTACACCATTCTACAACAAATACTTCTACTTCAGTATATTTTAATAAAGTTTGGATTCTTTTTAGTAAAAAGGCAGGCATACCTCCCGTACTTAAATGGGGAGCTATAAATAATACTTTAATTTTATTATCTAACATTAACCCTAATTTTATTGTTTGTTTATAGATTCTATAATTTTATTTGTATCAAATATCTCATTTAAATTATTGTATGGTATAGATGAGATATCTTGTGCTAAATTAAAGGGATTATATACAGCAGATACTAAATTTGGTTCTTTAGTGAAAGGATTTGATTTAATATTTATGTTATTTTTATAACCAAATACTTCAGGTTTTGTTGATATCCAGCATACCGTAGACTTTTTATCTAAAGCAGCTGATAGATGTTGGGCAAAAGAATCTATTAATAATCTTTTATCTGCTATTTGTAGTAATATAGCTATACTTCTAAAACCATCTAATGCTTGTAATGTATTTTCATACGTAGTTTGATCCGAGCGTTTAATATGGATAATAGTATAATCATTTTTATAATGTTCAATGATTTCATTAACATTAGTATTAGGTATATCTCTAGTCCATGAATATTGATATCCTAAACCCTCAGGTCCGCCATGAGGTTGGATTGCTAAAATAGGTTTATCGGTTTTATAGAAAGGGGTGAAATAATCTATTTCAGGTTGAGTTAAATAAATTTGTGGTTGTTCATTATTGTAAGTTAAACCATAAATTTTACACCAAGTTTTAAAGAGATGAATGGGTTGTTCAGTAATAAAATCAGAATTACGATAAGGATCTTCTACAAAAATTTTACATTTTTGATCCTTTATAAGTTTAAGATATAAACCATTTATTTGATTTATATTGTGAACTTCAAAGACATTAGGGTTGTTAAGAAAAACATCAGTGTATGCTGTTACTACTATTATGTTTGCATTTTTATAACGTTTTTTAATAACTTTTACCATTGCGGTAGCCATGATAGATTTACCAAGACCACCTTCTATTTGGAATATAATATTCAT